ACCGTAAGACTGAGCGGAGGGTCCTACTTTTTCATACGGTTTTAGATCTATGCTTCCACCAGATGCAGCACTAACTGTACTAGTAAAATTAACAGTGAATGTTTTTGATGTTGGAACTGTTAGAACTTGAAAAACTTTGTCTTCAAAGTCAGATGCAGATTTACCTGTACCTGAGGGTAGTGTTACACTATCAAACAATACTATGTCTCCTATTTCTAAACCATGGTTTGCAGATGTAGTAATAGTAATTGTTACACTACCTGTTGATGTAAATGTTGCACTTGATATCGTAGTTGCAAGGGGTGTAACGTCATACAATCTACCTTCAAAGTATATAAGTAAAAATTTATCTGTGCCTATTGCAACGTATCTATTACCTTCAAGATCTACAAACGAGTGAAGTTTTCTAGCAATACCAACAATAGAATCTGTAACTAAAGAAGACCATCCACCAACTTTTTCTGGTAGGCCATATCTAAATCTAACATTATCAGAATCAACCCAACGTTGCTCTGCACCAGCTTCTGTGCTTTGCTTGTCAATTCCTGGTTTGAATTTAAAATCAATAAGGGCCATGGTCCATGCTCCTTATGCCGTGTTTGTCTTGAATGACCAGCCTCTTGTTGAGTCTATAAACACTAAAGTTACAGCTTGACCATTTGTGCTTAAAGTAAGATTCGATGCAGAAGAGTTTATGTTTGAGCTGTT